GACCTCCCCAACTTGGAGTCCTGCCTTTTGGCAGGGCTCGAGAGTGGGCGCCTTGTCACTACGGGACCTCTTAGTCATAAGAGGTCCTGCGGTGCCAGCGTGCCGAGATTATTCTCGGGGCTCTGGTTGCGCGTGTTTGACAAAGATGCGTGTCTGAAACAGGACGTAGACGTCACTGCTCTTGCTTTCCTGAGACAATTTCTTGTCTTAGGTAAAAAGTTAGAGCTTGGTTGCACTCATGACCGCACTCAAGCGGTAGTAAGGGCATACCATGACATCGAACGTCACCTACGCCGTCCCAGCCTTGGCTGGGGCAGCGATAGGCTCTTCGACGACAGGAGACGCACAAACCACTGCCATTCTGGCAGTGATAAATGCGTTCGCCACGGTTCTCTACTTGATCTTTTCCAATCGGAAGAAGAAAGAGAAGAAGAATCGCAGCGAGACTTGATTGGGGAGTCGTCTGATGAAGATGACCCGTCATCAAGCCTACGTCGGGAGGTTGTTGAAGTATCCACTGATCACTTGCACCTTGTGCAGGCGAACGATGGACATATCGGCACTCTGCCACTCTTCAAACGAGGAATTCTGCGGGAAACTGCAGATCCACGTGAGTCGAATGGGGAGGACCGATTCTCAAATGGTCTCGAATCTCTTTACGAGAAGGGAGATCGCAGAGAGGATCAACAACTCCTCTATAAGGTACAGCGTGTAGCTGATCTTATAGTCGGTTCCTTTGACATGTTCGACCCGGTACTCTACTCAGAGTGCTTGGAAGAACAGGGAAAGGGAATCGGTTTCAGACATGGACCTGGCGCAGTAGCGGAACGGCTTAAGAATTGGGAGAAATCCCAATTCCCAAACTGGCCGCACAAGCTTCAACACTTCTTTCCTTATGAGACCTGTGGTAAAACCATAGGTTCTGATCTGGAAAGGCCACTCAATCATGAAGTGGCAAGTCGCCTGATAGCGGTTCCTAAGACCACGAAAGGTCCTAGGTTAATTGCTGCAGAGCCTACTGCACACCAATGGTGTCAGCAGTTGGTTCTGTACTTTCTCTTTGATCAGTGTAAGAAGTACTTTGGTACTTCCTTCATTGATTTCAAAGATCAAAGTAAATCAGGAGATCTTGTGTTGCAAGCATCCCTGGACAGATCGCTTACGACGGTAGACTTATCCGACGCAAGTGATCGACTTTCGTGTTGGACCGTGGAGCGTATATTTCGAAAGAATATTTCGATATTGAACGCTTTGCACGCCGCACGAACGAGGTATATCCGTGATGACATCTCGGATATCCCGAACTTCTTGAACCTCAAGAAGTTTGCCTCGCAGGGTACTGCAGTGACATTTCCCGTGATGAGCATAACTATGCTTTGCATAGCTCTTGCCTCATCTCTCCGTCATGGAGAGGATTGGGACACCCCTTCCCAGGGGTGGCACATCCTAAGGAAATATCGCAAGCAGGTCCGCGTGTTCGGTGATGATATTATCATTCCGACACGTGGGTATGCGCGACTAGTGCGCCTGATGGAACTTCTTCAGCTGAAAGTTAACATGGCAAAGAGCTATGTTAACGGACACTTTAGAGAATCCTGTGGCACTGATGGCTATGCGGGTTATGATATAACCCCCGTAAAACCAAAAACACTAGTCGCCGACAGGCCGGCGTCTTGCCAGTCTGTTGTAGACACTTCCAA